ACACGGCGCATTGGCAAAACATTGTCAATCCAATCAAGTGACAAAGGCATTGACGCAACTTTCAAAATTGCAAACACCACTGCTGGAACTGACGCATTGGTTGAAGCGCAAGAAGGTTTGCGGGACGGATTCAGCGTTGAAGTTTCATTTGATGAATACGAAACACTTAAAGATGGCACAATCCGTGTCTTAAAGGGTGACTTGACAGGCGTTGCATTAACCAGCGAACCTGCAATTAGGTCAGCGCGCGTGGCTGAAGTGGCTGCAACGGAAGACAATGAAATTTCAGATTCACCAATTGAAACTGAAGAAACAACAACTAACATAGGAGAAGACAAAGTGGAAGACACCGTCAAAGACGCTTCAACCGCCGAAACGGTAGAAGCCGCACAGTCAGTCACCGCCGCTGCTCACGCAGTGGGCGGCTACAAAACCAAACCACGCATTGAAATCACTGCTGCAAAATATCTTGAAAACAAGGTACTTGCCGCACTAGGTAATGAAGACGCCCGTCAGTACGTTATGGCAGCTGATAACAACACCACCGATTCAGCAGGACTGGTTCCAACACGTCAATTGACTGAAGTAATCAACGGACTTGCAAGCACAATTCGTCCAAGCATTGACGCCATTTCACGCGGCGCATTGCCTGACGCTGGAATGACATTTGAAATTCCAAAAATTTCTGTCGTTCCTACGGTCGCACAAACAAATGAAGGTGCAGGATTTTCTGACACAAACATGGAAAGTGCATTTCTTTCAGTTGACGTCAAAAAATTTGCGGGTCAGCAAAATTTTACGGTGGAATTGCTCACTAGAACTTCACCATTATTTTACAATGAATTACTCACTAACATGGTTGCGGCAATGGCTAAGGCGCAAAACGCTTATGTCAATTCAATTCTTGTTGCAAATGCAACAGTTGATGGAACAACACTTTCAGCACTTCCAACTGCTGCCGAATTGCTTGCATACGTTTCACGCGGCGCGGCTTCAGTTTATTCAAACACCACTGGTTTTGCCCGTAACATTATTATGGGTGCAAGCCAATGGGCAAACACAATGTCATTAAACGAAAACGGACGCCCAATTTATATGGCTTCACAACCGTCAAATGCTGGTGGCGCGTTGCGTCCCGATTCATTGCGCGGAAATGTTGCGGGGCTTGATTTGTATGCTGATTTTGCCTCACCTGCTGGTTCAGATGATGGTTCATTGCTTATTGTGAATCCTGCTTCATACACATGGTATGAAGGCACACAGTATCAATTGCGCGCAGAATCAACGGCAGATGGTTCAATTAACATTGGCGTTTATTCATTCGGTGCAGTCGCAGTTAAACTTGCGGGCGGCGCGTTCCGTAACAACAAGTAACAAAAACAATCATGCGGCAGATTCTCCCGATTCTGCCGCAGCAGTAGAAAGGAAACTGGCATGCCAAACATTGTGACGGCGGGTCAATTACGCACGGTGCTTGGTGTGTCAGTTTCACTTTATTCAGACGCCTATTTGGAAGAAATTATCAACACTGCCGAAGACGTCATTTTGCCCATGCTGGTTGCCAACGTTTCAGCAGTTACGGCTTACGAATTGAAAACAAACGTGGCTTATTATTACACCCAACGCGCTCATCATTTTGTTGAAGGTCAAAGCGTAATTATTACAGGATTGCCCGCGCCATTCACGGCAACGGTCACATTGGGCGACCTAATTGGTGTGCATTTTTTCACCGCCGCAATTGTTTCAAGTGACGTGACGTTGCGTGAGATTATCCCAAACGGCAAGGCAACATTGTCAGGTTATTCAGCAGCTAACATTTATGCTTCAACACCTGCAATTGAATCTGCAATTTTGGCAGTCAGCGTTGAAGTGTTTCAGTCGCGCGTTGCAGCAGGTGGACAAATTGAGGGTGTGGATTTCACCAGCACGCCTTATAGAATGGGTAGAAGTTTGACCAACAGGGTGTCAACATTATTAATGCCGTACCTTGACGTTGAAACGGTCGTTCAATAGTGACCGCGTCCAGCATTGCAGGCACGCGCGCAGCCCTTGCAAATTCATTTTCAGCGTTAGCGGCAAGCGTTTATCAATCCGTCCCAGAATCGCCAATTCCACCTGCCATTTGTATTTTGCCAGGTTCGCCATACATGGAAGTTGTTTTAATTAACGGCGCGACAACAAAGGTGCGAATCAATTTTGTCATCAGCGTCATTGTCGCGTCTAATAGCAATGCAGGTTCATTAGACAACCTGGAAAAACTAATAATCGGAATTCTTGCGGCAATGCCCGCAGGATATGAGTTGGGAACGATAGAAAAGCCAACAGTGTTGGAAGTGGGACAAAGTCCAATGTTGGTGGCTGATATAAACGTTACAACCTATTACACGCAAACGAACTAAGGAGAAAAAGAAATGGCAACAACAGTCATAACTGGTCGTAACATTTCGTTGTCTTTCACAGGTGGAACAGACATTGAAGCCCAAGCGACCAGCGCAGTTTTAACCAAAACATTTGACCGTCAGACATACCAAACACTTGATGGGGAAGCCTATTTTGTGACAAATGTCGAAGCGGAATTTGTTTTGGAAATGCTTGCGGATTGGGGCAAGGCAAGCAGCGTGTGTGAAGCAATTTGGACTGCTTGCGACACCACACCAAATGGCACGGTTACAGTCACGCTAGTCACGGCAACAGGTGCAGAATTTATATTCGACGCATTGTTAAATTATCCAAGCGCGGGCGGTGCGGGCATGGACGCTCAAACCGTAACATTCACTTGGAAGGTTTACCAGGGCGTAGTCACAGAAACATTCAGCTAAAAACTAGAATCGGGAGAAAAGAAAATGAAACTACCAATCACAATTGAATTCAACAATGGCGAACAGGCAACTTACATTGCCGCCCCGCCTGAATGGGTACGTTGGGAGAAGTCAACGGGCAACACCATTGCCCAAGCCCAAGACAAAATTGGAATTTCAGATTTAGTGTTTTTGGCTTATCACGCCATGCGGCGTGAAGCGGGTGGCAAACCAGTCAAACCGCTTGAAGCCTGGACAGACACCATTGCTGAAGTCATAGTGGGTGAAGCAAGCCCAAAAGTTATCCAGTCGGAAGCCTTGCAAGAGTAGTTTGGGAACTAGCCCTGGCAACAGGGTTAGCCCCAAACGAATTTGAAACCGCTGAAGACATTTTGACCGTGATTGAAATTTTGGAAGGGCGGAACAATGGCAAATGAAGTGACCATTGGTTATGACAAGCAAGAGTTGCGCGCCATCATTGGTTCATTCAAGGCAATGAATGAAGAAGCCACTGCCCAAGCAAAACAAGAAACTTCAGCCCTTGCCGAATGGGTCAAAGGCAGGATTGTTACGGCGTCCAGGGGTACACGCAATTTGGTTGACAATAGGGTTGCTGAAGGTGCAAAAGTTTCAAAGTCTTCAAAGATTGGTGAAATTTCATTTGGTTTTGCTGGTCAGAAATTTAGCGGCGGGGCAACAACCCAACAGGTATGGGGCGGGGCTGAATTTGGTTCAAACCGTTGGAAGCAATTCCCAGTTTGGTCAGGGCGTGAAGGGCGCGGGTCACGCGGTTGGTTTATTTATCCAACCTTGCGCACTGCCCAACCTGAAATCGTAAAGCGTTGGGAAGAATCTTTTTCAAAAATCATAAGGGAGTTTAACTAATGGCTGGCAGTCGCACGCTCAAACTCTCAATTCTTGGTGACGTTTCCGACCTGAACAAATCCTTAAAAGCAGGCGGGGCAGACGTTGACACGTTTGGCGACAAGATTGGCAAGGCTGGCAAATTAATGGCAGCGGCATTTGTTGCCGCAGCAGCAGCCGCCGCCGCTTATGCGGTCAAGATTGGAATTGATGGCGTCAAAGCAGCTATTGAAGATGAAAAAGCACAAACCCAACTTGCCCTTGCATTAGAAAATGCAACGGGTGCAACAAAAGCGCAGATTGCGGAAACTGAAAAACAAATCTTGAAAATGTCATTGGCAAGTGGTGTTGCAGATGATGATTTGCGCCCTGCATTGGGTCGGTTAGTACGCTCAACGGGGGACACCGCAAAAGCCCAAGAATTACTTGCATTGGCACTTGACATAAGTGCGTCAACTGGAAAACCGCTTGAAGCAGTGGCAAATGGGCTTGGGCGTGCATTTGACGGAAACACCACTGCTCTTGGAAAATTAGAAATTGGCTTGGACAAGGCGCAATTAAAAACAATGTCATTTGAAGACGCGCAAACAACATTGTCAAATTTGTTTGGTGGGGCAGCAGCGGCAAATGCGGAAACCTACGCAGGCAAAATTGCACGCATGCAAGTGGCATTTAATGAAGCAAAAGAAACCATTGGTTTTGCCTTGTTGCCTATTTTGGAAACGTTAATGAATTTTATCAATCAAAATGCACTGCCTGCAATTGAAGCGTTTGCGGGTGCTTTCAGTTTAAGCAATGGACAGGGTTTGGGCAAGATAATCACGGACGTTGTTGCAATTGTTCGTGACGTGGCTGAACCAATTTTCAAAGCCTGGATTACAGTTTTTGATAAGTTAAAAAAAGTTATTGTTGACAACAAAGACAATTTCCAGGCATTTTTTGACGTGGTCAAAGCCCTTGCCCCTATTCTTGGGAAGGTGATTGGCGGCGCGGTGACGGTAATTGGTGACGTGGCTGAAGTGGTTTTAGCTATATTTGCAAAAGTATTAGGGGCATTGAAACCCTTAATTAATGGGGCAATTGACGGAATCAATTCAATTATTTCTGCTTACAATTTCGCAAACAACATTTTTGGTGGCAAGGACATTTCTTTAGTGCCTAAAATTGGCAGTACGGGTGGAACATCAACAGGTGCGCTTGGAAACTTCAGCATGTCAACGGGTCAGACCAATAGCACAAAAACAGGCACGGGCGTTGGCGCGACAGGTGGGGCAGTGGCAGCAGCGGTGGCAGGGGCTGTCACCGCTGGTGTCAAAGTTGGTGCAGCCGCTGCAACTGCTGCCGTCATATCAAATGACCCGTTTGCAGGATTGGGATTGGGTAAAAGCGGGGGAACAATCAATGCGTCTGATTACATTCAACGCAATGCAGGCATGGCTGCCCTAAGCGCCCCAGTTTTTCAATCTGCACTTAGTCAATCGGCTGCAATAAATCGCGCGGAAAAAGCCACGCAAATCAACATAACCGTGAACGGTGCAACAAATTCTGAAGACGCTGCCCGCGTAATGATAGACACACTCAATCGTTCAACGTATCGTGGCACGGGCGGGTCAAGCAATTTGGTCGCATTATGACCATTTGGAATCCTATTTGGAAAGTTGAAATTGATGGTGTTCCATACACCACCGCAATTTTGGCAAATTTAATCATTCGCAGCGGGCGAACAAATATCTATGAACAAGCCCAAGCGGGATTTTGCACCATTGAATTGATTGACACCACGCAAACGGCAATCCCCGTTTCAATCAATTCCACCATTGGCATTTCAGTTAAAGACAGTGCAGCGGCGTTTGTTCCCATTTTTGGCGGCAATGTGGTGGACATTGGTTTGGCAGTGCGGGACGCAGGGCAAATTGGATTTAGCCAAACTTATTCAATCACGGCATTGGGTGCATTGGCGCGTTTGCCTAAAGCCCTGACAGATGGCGTTTTGTCGCAAGATTTTGACGGCACACAAATTCGTGAGATTTTATACAATGTTTTATTTGCAACATGGGCGCAAGTACCAGGGGCAGAAACATGGGCAACTTATGACCCGACAATTACTTGGGCAAATGCTGAAAACAATGGATTTGGTGAAATTGACGTCCCTGGCAATTATGAATTGGCAGCGCGCACTTCAGACCGAACCAACGTGTACGCCCTAGTTGCAGCATTGGCAACTTCAGGTTTGGGTTATATTTTTGAAAATGCGCAGGGGCTTATCGGGTATGCCGATTCTTTACACCGCACCACATATTTGGCAACCAATGGTTATGTTGATTTAGACGCAAACCACGCACGCGCAGCAGGCTTGCGAATTGAAACGCGGGTGGGTGACGTGCGCAATTCCGTGACTATTAAATACGGAACAACAAGCCAATTTGAAGAATCAGCTAGTGACGCAACTTCAATTGTTCAATACGGTCAACTTGCCCAAATTATTAACACCACCATAAAGCACGCGGCAGACGCCCTAAGTCAAGCCCAATTTTATTTGACCTTACGCGCCCAACCGCAGCCCATTTTTAGTGAAATCACATTTGACCTGACCAACCCTGAAATTGATGATGGCGACCGTGACAACCTTATTAACATTTTTATGGGTGAAGCCATTGCCCTGGTCAATCTGCCGTTAAACATGAGCGCAGGCACATTTCAAGGTTTCGTTGAAGGCTGGTCATTTAGGGCTGGATTCAATGAATTGTCCGTGACGTTGTTATTATCACCACTTGCCTACTCATTGCAGGCAATGAAGTGGGAAGACGTGCCAATTACAGAAACATGGGCAAGCGTGTTGCCGACATTAGATTGGGAAAATGCCACACTAGTGGCTTAGAAAAGGGGAACAAATGACAAATCCAACAAGCAATTTTGGCTGGCAAATGCCGACTTCGACCGATTTGGTCACGGATTTGCCCGCAGATTTTGAAGTTTTTGGACAAGCAGTTGACACTGATTTTGTTGATTTATTGGGTGGCACAACTGGACAAGTTTTGTCAAAGACCAGTAACACGGACTTGGACTTTACTTGGGTTGCTGCAAATCCTGGTGACATAACTGGTGTGACGGCTGGCACGGGAATCAGCGGTGGCGGCACTAGCGGCACGGTTACGGTTTCTATTGACACTGCCGTGACTGCTGATTTGACTACCTCACAAACATTGACGAACAAAACATTGACGTCACCCGCATTAACAACACCAACAATAAGCACATTGACAACAAATGGCGATTTGCTTTACGGCACGGGGTCAGGTGCATTGGCGCGCAAAGCAATTGGCAGCACTGGACAAGTGTTGACAGTCGCCGCAGGAATCCCAAGTTGGGCAACGCCAAGTGCAGGAGCAGTCACACAAATAACAACAGGTTCATTTTCAGCCGTAACTTCAACATCAGTCAACAATTGTTTTACTTCAACATATAAAAATTACACAATTATTTTACAAGTGGCTTCTGATACTTATGTGAACAATGAAATCACATTTAGGTATCGTGGCGCTGGCACTGACGGCACGGCAAATTCTTACTATGGCGGCTATTTAACTATTGCCCAAAATGGCACGTGGACAACTCATTTTGTTAATCCCTCTACTTCTGCCCCATTATTTAGAGCATCAGACACGGCACATCAAGCAGGCGTGACTGGCACATTGACAGTCAATGACCCATTAACCAGCGGCTACGGC